AAGCAGATCAGTGAACCCATCTACAAGCCCAAGAATAGCGTCTTTATTCTCAATTACTGCTTTTTGGAATTGTGTTGATAGCTGTCGACTTAGTTTGTCAAACTCATCTGCCATCTGTTCGCCACTGGCGACAGTCTCATCAGATAGCACAAATCCTAAGTCTCTTGCTTCTTGCTTTGCGGCTGAAAGAGAATCTATGCCATTGCCAAGTGCTGCTGCTAGTCTTGGCCCTGCATCCTCACCAAAAGCCTGTGAAGCTAAGGCCGCCCTTCTACTAGCATCTTCAATACCAGCAAGTTCAACGAAAAGTTCATTAAGTATGACTTCGCTGTCCCTTGCTTCACCGCTTGTATTGCTTAAAGCTATATTTAAGTCTTCAAAGACACCCTTTGCTGCCCCACCGCCATCTGCAGCTAGACCTAAGCGGCGGTTAAAGCGTCGAAGTGATGCATCAAGCTCACGATCTGTTGTGCCTGCTAGCTGTCCGAAAGCGAATCGAAGTTCTTGCAAGTTTTCGGAAGTTACGCCAGCAGTATCGGCCATCTTGCCGATCTGATCGACAGCAGCTACACTGCTAGTAACAAACTGCTGCAAGGCTCTGATTGACAACGCAGCGGTTAATGCTCCCATTGCTCCTGTAAGCAGTTTTACTGATCTGTTCATGCCCTGCATTGCTTTTGCAGTGCGTTGAGCCTGATTGCCAAACCGCTTAGAGCTTTGCTGTGCTTTAGAGCTAGTTCTTCCGAACCTATTTAGGTTATCCTCAGCTTTCTTGACTTGCCGAGAATCAACTTCAACTTGTAGTCTGGCTACGTCTACCACGTTGTTTTTTCCTTCGTTCTGAGAATGCCCGGAATTGATCTTTTATCTTGTCTGAAACAGATTCTCTGTTCACGTTTGTAGGATCGAACCAAGGACACGGACAGTTTGCTTCTTTCGATCTTTCATGTTGGTCAACGTAAGCCAAAGATAAATTCTTTATGGCTTGTGCTTCATGCGGCTCAAGAGCCAGCCCCGTGACTGATTGCCAAGATTGGATGTCTGACCAGCCTATCGGTGAGACGCCCATTGCTGTGTAAGACATAGGGCCGATCTCATAAAGCCATTCAACAAGCTCAGGCATTTCGCCAATAGGAGGCCAGTTGCCTTCGTAGTTCTCACCGCGCTGCTTGTTTTGCTTTTCCGGCGTTGTCTCTAGCCAAGCCCTAAATCTTACGAACTCAGCCGCTAGTCGGAACTGGCCTTCATAAAATTAACTCGATCTCCTTGGAACTCATCAACCTGATCTGCAAGCCAAGGAAACTGATCGTAAACTTTTCTGGCATTCTCTTGGCTGAACTTAATAGGGCCATCAAGCTCAATACCGCCCCAGTCGAGGGTCAGTGCAACTCTGTTTTTGTTAGCCTCTTCTTCTAGAGTCTCTACATCTACCGAGTTTTGCTTTTGATTGCGAAGCATTCGCCGAATCTCTGCTCGACGCTGCTTTGCCAGCTTTGAATCTGGCCCCGCCATCTTGATCCAAGCGTCTGTTTTCTCGTTGGTGACGGGGTGCCGAACATAAAGAACAGCACCCTCATCAGACCCCTTGACTGTATCGAAGTTAGATAAATCCATATAAGACCCCTAGTCCTATGTTTTAAGCAGGTGCGACCTCGATGATTTCATCGGTGATCTCAAGCGTAATGCTGGCGCTGGTGATCTGGTCAACACTGCCGACGTTTGCCGTGTAGCTCATAACCTGCGCTGAGAAGTAAAGCTCTGTGCCATCCTGTAGGGTGACATTGAAGCTGTAGTTATCGTCGCTGTCGAGAGCTGTGATAAGCTCTGACTGACCCGAATCACCCGGTACGCGAGCAACAGTCATGGCGATTGAGCCATCGTTGAAGCTGCCTTTACGTTTTACCGTCTGACGGTCGCCGAGTGGGTTGTGGGTTACGAGGCTGTACTCACGACCAAACTCACCAAGGTCAGTGACCTCGCCAATCAAGTCAAAGGTAAGTGCCTCGAATCCTGTTGCGTCGTAGCTGGACGGATCGCCTGCGACGATGCCAATAGTAGTCCCTGCTGATGTAAATGCTTGTGATGCCATTGTTATCTCCTAGTGTTCTTATTCACTGCGTCTGCGAGATGCTTCCTTGCTTCTCTTAAAGACACCCTCATCATTCCTTTGGGTGCTTGTGTAGACCAGCCGTACTCAAGTCGCTCGATGTACGGCACATTGTTTGTTAAATAGAAAACGTTACCTGCAATCTGTTCTTTAATTGCTGTTACTTTAGAACTAGGGTCATCGGTGGATTCAATGGCCGAAGTCTGAGGCTGCCCAATAGAAGGTATCCAGTTAGCTCGTGCTGTACCGCCTACATAGCCCGGAGGTGCCTTCCCTTCCCACAAGGATGGGTTGCCTACAGGTGTACGCTGGATAATCGCTGAGGAGACTCCTACGGCGTAATCAGCAACAACATTATCTATGGTATCGTTAGTCTTCTCGGCAAATCTTCTGATCTGTTCAGAAAAGCTCTTTGCCATTAGTCAAAAATCCGATAGTTAATTGATACAGGGATGACATACCATGCTTCATCAAACTGGGCTGGCCCGAAGTTGATGCTCTCGATGTGTACATCTCCGATCTTTCTATCCGAGGCAAAGTGATCTCTGATCTTATCTGCCATCTGCTGTGCCGCACCGTGGCCGTTGCCAGTAGGTGCTGCAACTGAAACTTGATAGACACCCGGTGTCTCTTGTCCGTAATCAAACGAATAAAGTGTGCCGTCCGCTGGCAAGTTGCTTACCTGAAGGTGGATTTTGCTTGCGTCAGGGTTAAAGTTGACATTAGGCCAAGCAACATCAGGCAATCCGGTCATGTTTGATAGGTGCTGGTCAAGTGCAGAGGATACGTCTCTAAGCATCTTTACTGCCTCGCCTGTGCAATCGTTAGTAGTTGTGTGTCTGCTGGTTTGAGCGGCTCTGTGTCGATAATGCGATACTCTTCGCCATCCTTAGTCACACGATCATCAATCTGTGGATCACCAGCTACTAGCAGCCGCGCATCACCGCGCTGAACTAGAGTGCCGTCGATCTCATCTTTTCTAAATTCTGTCCAGACAACATCAGCAGTGAAAGTCGATGTAGTGGAAGTTGTTGTACCTGTTGCTGGATCAAAAGTCTCGCCTGTCTCACGAGAGAAGGTCAGCTCTGATCCAAAGCGCTTAATCAAGCGATCTGCTGTGGCCTTTGTTCTTGCGTAATCAAAGGACATTTTAAGCTCTCGATACGTTGAGTACGTTAGTGCTTGCTGCTGATGCTCGAATGTACTTACGCAGCTTTAGGCGAACCATCGGATCGAAGCTGCGGTTGCTTGCGCCATCTTGAAACTCAACAGAGATCGTATCTACGCTTTCTGATTTGATTCCGGGTGTTACTGTTGCAAAAGGGCTGTTGCCTTGGTCGATAGCAATGGCAGTCTGAATCTCAGCCTCTTTGATACCTTCAGGCACGATTGTGTTATCTAGTTCAACACCGTCAACGTATGCATCGTTACGCGGCCACTGATCTGGCTGATCGTCTTGTGTTTTCTCACCGATGAACTCAAGGCTCTCGATGTAGTCGTGTGCAAGTGTTAGTAGCTGGCTTTCTGTACCGCTGATAGTGATTCCGCGATCAGAGGCGTAAGTGTTCAGTTCTGTGTCTGTTGCGTATGCCATCTTTTATCCTCTGTAACCGCTTGCTCTGACTGCTCGTCCTTGCCGTTCTGCACGAGCCTTAGCCCCTCTGCCGACGTAGCAAGTGCCTGTTGACCCCCATTTCCATCCTCGGCGCCCATCTTTCTGGCAACGCTGTACAGGCATCTCAGTCTTCTCCTAGTGGGCTTGGGCCTTCTTCTCGGCTGCTTGTGCCATTGCAGTGCCAATCGGCGCGTGAAAGATCGTTAGCACTTAGATCGCGGCCTGATTGGATTCCTGCTGACCGAGCGCAGTAGTTATCGCCTGCTGGTGTCCCCGGCTGCACGACTTCGCCTGCTTGCCCGAAGTTAATTCGGTTGCCATCTGCTGTTATGGCTGCTTTCTTCTTCCCTGCTGCCCTTGAATCAACAATGTCAACAATACGACCTGCTATTCTATAACGCTTGCCAACTTCTAAAGGCATTACAGTTCTTCCCATCTTGCTCGGAAAACACCTTTGCAATCTTCGTTGCCAGTGTTTGTCAAACGAATGTAGAAAGTCCCTGCGGCAAAACCTAAAAGCAAATCTTCTGTAGCATTGCTCTGCGTCGGTTGACGATTGCCACGATCAGCTCCTGCATCCATAAGCAGTAGATCAACTACATCTCCACCAGTGTGGTCGCCACCGTTATCAAAGCTGACTGTTGCTGCTCTGTCTGGGGCTACGCTAGTGTTGTTAGCTTGCAGCGTAGGCAGGCTTCCTGTAAAAGCAGATTGCTCCGTCCCGCCTACTACTAACTCAATCCTTAACCCGCCAATGAGGAGTGATGCACCGAACTGCTGAACAATCGTGTCGCCTTGAGCAACAACCTTGATTGTCTCGCTGCTGTTGTTCGGGATGTCAAACTCTTTGAAGGTGTAGAACTGACGGCCTTCGTAAAAGCATGTATCACCCTCTGATACTTTAATACGCCGAGTGTCTAGCTTCTTGCTGCTAAGGAGATCGCTTGGCCCGAATTGATCTACGGTATAGGTCATGCTTTATGGCTCGTTAGCTTCCTTCCGATCCTTCCGTCTCTTCTGAGCGTAGTACACTCGAAACGCTAGGCTGCCCGGTCTCGCGAACGTCCTCAGACCCGGAACTTCTGCGTTTGGGTTTACTTTTGGGTTCTGCTTTGGCATTCTTAGCAGCCTCTCGCTGTTGGCGCTTTACGCGCTGGAGTGTTTCAAAATCTACTGGCTTGCTTGGTTCTAAACCATCTTTATTAGCCATATCTAATAAAACCTCTTTATGTGTTAGGAGGCATGGCCCCTCCGAAGAGGGGCTAGCCTTTTACCAACTGCTTTAGTTGGTGACGAGGAACGCCAACGGAATGTTTTTCCGCTCGATGACGCGATCCACGGTTCCGGCAGTAGCAAGCTCTGCCTGAGTGTAGCTGATGCCGTTGCTAGGCGTACCAGTAGCCTTGAAGCCGAACGGATGGAGAACGTAGGTCTCACGAACCCACAGCGTCTCAATACCGCCGCCGTTGCCTTGGTCGGCATAACGCTCGATCTCAACAGGTACTTCAGGGTTACCAACACCAAAGCCAAATGCACCAGCGCCGAAGAGCACTGAGGTGTACTTGAAGCCGTCGGTGCTGCCTGCTTCGACGTTCATGCCGTCATCAACGATGACACGCAGACCGAGGTACGTTGGGATTACCAAGTTGCCCTCTGAGTCTGGGATAAAGTCGATGTCGTCATTCTTGACCATCTGTGCGTAAACAGCACTGTGGACAGAGATGGCGCTCAACTCATCGTAACGGTCGCCAAGCGTGTTGGTGGCCTCTACGAAAG